AGTGCTGCCTGGTGTGCCGAGTTGGGTAACTCTCCAGTTGCTAACGTTTCCCCAATGAAACGAGTTTATGTTTCCTGCTGTTGAGCCAATCCAGTGATAGTCTGCCATGTGTGGTTTTCCTTTTAAGAATTACTGCGAGTAAATGTGCTACTGTATGTATTTTTTTTACTGTTTTCACTGCAAGAGGTTTATTACGGTGCTGGTGTGTACACACAAAGCAGAGCCGCTATCCCCCACCCCCTGCACAAGTAGAGTGTCTAAATATGAAGAGTGTGTGGAAACCCCACACCAGTAGAATGCCGTGAAGGGAGTGTATACCGTGAACTACGAAAACGACAACAAACCGTTTGTTGTGGCGTACAGATTCAACTCCCTGCCAGACTGTTACGAGCTTGTTGCTTCAGAGGCAAACCGTGAGTGGATGGACAAAACTCCCAATCGGTACGCGTACCGGTGTTTGCCACTCCTCATGGGAAACTCTATAGGCTGGCAAATTAAAATAAAGTTTCCGTTTACAGTGTGCTGGACTGGTGGAGCAGGCACAGAAGACGTGACTGTTACCTTTCCTGAAACAGACCCTGCACAAGCAGAAGCTCGGAAAGGGTCTGTGCTGTCGCATTTCGGATCTGGAATTGTTACACTGTCTCTGCCGTTTCTTTTCAGAACAAGCAGAGGCCACAACCTGTTTGTAATGGGCCCAACAAACGAACCCAAACCCCACATTACGCCACTTGTTGGTGTGGTGGAAACTGACTGGCTTCCGTTCACATTCACCATGAACTGGAAACTTACCACTCCACACACCCCTGTGGTGTTTGCTCCAGGTGATGTAGTCTGCCAATTTTTTCCGTATCCCCGAGGGTATCCCGAAAAATTTACTGCTCTTACAGAGGAGCTGTCAAACAACCCGTCTGTTTACAAGGAGTATTTGGAGTGGGGAGAGTCACGAGGAAACTTTAACGAACAGTTAAAAAATACAGAGCCCCGCACCGACACAAGCAGTGCCTGGCAAAAAGACTACTTTCGTGGGGTTCACAAAGACGGAACCCGATTCGGAGAGCACCAGTCCAAGTTTGGTGTGTGCCCTTTTGCACACTTGCCAAAAGGCAAAGAAACCACAGACCAATAGCAAACTATAAATAGTGGAAACTGTACAGTTTTGCTCGTACCATCTTTTTACAGAAACTCCCCATGAAAAAATTTTCACAGTACATTTCAGACCCTGTTTCAGAACAGAGAAAAATAGGCCTTACCCGTGAACGCCGAGCGCGAGTAATCCAAAGCTTTCTTACAGGCACCGACACGCCTGGCTTAAAAAACTTAAAGAAAGGCTTGAAGGTTTTGAATAAAAAAAAGCAGATGATTCGGGTGGAGACAAACCCCAATAAAAAGATTGGGTACGAGATTAGAAACGTGGGCCCTGGCGGCAAGAGTACTGTTGCGAAAAGAGAAAACTGGTCTAAAAAAATAAGTGAAGACACGTCTCCTGCGTGGCAACGCAAAGAAGGCAAAAACCCTGAAGGGGGACTGAACGCGGCAGGTGTGGCTTCGTATCGCCGTCAGAATCCTGGCTCTAAACTGCAAACCGCAGTAACCACCAAACCAAGCAAATTAAAGCCTGGCTCCAAAAGCGCAAACCGCCGCAAGTCTTTCTGTTCGCGCATGAAGGGGATGAAGGCAAAACTTACCTCTGCAGCCACTGCACGAGACCCAGACTCCCGAATCAACAAGAGTCTGCGAAAGTGGAACTGCTAAACCACCCCGCACGGCTTATCGCCGTCTTTCGTACACTGCACGAGCTCTACGAACAGCTTCTTTGTTGTCAGGATTAATCAGCACGATTTCAGGTGCAGTTTTGTGGTGCCAGTCCATGAATCCAACGTAGGCCTTTTCACGCGAACACCGTACGCAAGTTTTGGTGTGCGGAACTGCTTCTAGACGAGCAGGAGGAATAACGGTTTCACAGTCTTCACACAGGCGAGTCATTAAAACCCCCTAGAGTAGTGGTGCGGAATGGTACGGCACTCAATCCAGGCATCGGCAGCGCGTCGTGCTGCGCGAGCAGCGTGGGTCTTTTTGTTGTACCCCCACGGTTTGGTAATGGTGCGGGAGTGTAAATTAATAAAATGTGCTTCGCGCTCTGCTTCAATGTCAATACGGTCAATGTGTCGTTTCATTGGTGGGGTGTGGTGTGTCTGAATCGTTCTGGTGTGGTAAAGTGTTTGTGTTTTCTGTGTTAAGTGCCGCAGTCTGTGCTTTTACCCCGTCAATCCAAATCTGTGCTTCTTTGAACAGGGGGGTTTCGTCTGTGTTTCCAAGGTCTTCCATGGCTTGTTTTGCCATGTGGTTTGCCTCGGAAACAGAACTGCATTTAAACTTTAATACCAATTCAATATTGTGAAAATCGCGCATGGGCAGTGGTGTGTGGGTAATTGCACTGTAAAGATACAAGCTGTGTGGTGTTTGTCAAGACTGCACTGAATATTTTAAAACTTTGGGGGGGTGGTACGGGGGGCGAATATTTTAAAACTTTGGGGGGTGCGGTGGGTGCCGCAATATTTAAAAACAATACAGGGATTTGGTCGGAGCTGCTAATCGACTATCTAAAGGCCCACTACCAGCCCCCAAACACTGGTATCCGAACCCATGCCGCGCAGTAGAAATAAAAAAACCCCGTGGTCATTCCGTGAACCACGGGGTCGTGCAGGTTAGTCGTGGTGCGAATCACGACAGCAAACGAATTGCTAGTCTCTGCGGTTTGTTTTTTGGTAGCACTGGCGGGACTTGAACCCGCACTGTCCAGATTTTAAGTCTGGTGCCTCTGCCATTGGGCTACAGTGCCAGTTATTTAAAAGTTGTCTTCGTCGTCCTCTAGCCACTCGTCCAGATCAGGGTCATCAGGGTCTACCGGTGGGGTTTCGTCCCACGAATCAGAGTCTGAGCGAATAGAAGAGTCAAAATCAAAGTCCACAGAATCAGAGGCAGTGTTTAAATGTTTAAAAAATGATGTGTGCATGGGAGGTTTCATTTAATGTTGCGAACAGGATACGCACTGGTGCCGTTACGGGTAAGTCTGTACACAGTGGTGGAGCCGTCTAGTCGGGTCACAACTAGTTCGTCCCCGTACAGTACAGCAGATGTTGCGCCACGGGTCACAGTGCATCGGGGAGAATTCCAGCCTTTTGTCCACAACTGTACGCAGCCATTGGACAGTACAGGGTATGTAGTGGTCATGACGCGGTGTCTTCCACGGTATCAGGTAAAAATTCGTCCCCACCGTCCCCACCGTGGGGATACAGCTCGTGGAGTGAAGCGTTTGTGGTGGTGGTTCCGCAGCTGCGGAGGCTTGCGCGGTCCGCAGGGGGGGTCACCGTGTTTGTTTTTGCCGGGCGGTAGTCGAAAACCTCACAAATCTTCAGTAACCGGGCGTTTTCGGCGGCCGCTGCGGCCGCGGAGTCTAGTGCACAGGCGAGTTCTGTGCGTAAACGGGTGTTTTCACTAAGCAGATACGCAATTCTGCTAGTTAAAATTTTAATTGTGATTTTGCCTTGCATGGAAAGAGCCTTGCTGTAAGAGTTATCGAATAGTGTACTGACCAGACGCTGATGGAGCAGATCCAAACCCTGAAAGTTGGGTGGAAATGTCCTGTGTGTTGTGTGTGTTTACCCTGTTGGAGGAGTTCATGTCACTGTGACCTGTCCAATTAGGGTTGTAGTTGTACCCGTCAGAGTAGTTTGTGTACGTTTCCACTGTGCCGTCCTTGTGCTGCACTGTACGCACAACGTTTGTACGGGTGTGACAGCCAGGGGCACAGTACGCAAGCACAATACAGGTAAGTTTAAAAATTGTTTTTCTCATGTGGTTTACGAGTTTGGGGTGGTGGGAGCAACTGCACCAGATGCAGGTGCGGGTGCGGGTGCGGGGCCACGGCCCTTGCGGTTAGGGGAGCCGGGTCGGCGACCACGGGTGTTTGTGTTTACCGTGAGGGTTGCAGGATCCACATTCAGTTCAGGAATCTGGTAGTTGCCACGGCCGGCACGGCGCACTGGCGTGGTTGAAATCCACGCGGGTACTGCCACGTACACAGACTTGGAGAGCAGGTCAACAAGCTCCTTTCGGGACACTGTGCAGGTGTCGTAAACAGTGAGTGCAGCGCGATTGGCGTGGAGAAACTTAATAAATTCAATTTGACCTGGGGTGTATGAAGCAAGCATGGGCGAGGCTGGTGTGTTTGGTACAGTAGTCATGGTGGATGGAGTGGTGGTGGATGGAGTGGATGGAGTGGGTGAGATGGTGGATGAAATGGTCATGGTCATAGTGGGTAAAAGGTGAGAGGTAAGGTGAGAAGGGTACGGTACAGGTAAAAAGGTCACTGCGAACTCCGAGTTCGTCGTGCAGCGTCCGCGAGTCGCTCCTGTTCCTGTTCGTGATCGCGGAGAATAACAGTGCTTAACTGTATCATTTTTGACTGGTCGTATTCGTTCATTGCTGCAATCCACGAACGGATAAGTTCGTGTTCTTCAGCGGACAGTAGTTCGGGTGGAACCCTAGAGCGTGACAGTGAAAGCAGACCAATAAGCAAAGACTCAAACCCTTGGGGGTCTTTTTGGTCTAGTTGTTGGGTCTTTTCAATAAACATTAGAAACTGCTCCTGAAATTGTGCGAGAAAATCGCTGATCGAAGTGGGTGAATGACGAATAGGTGAGTGGTGCATTGGTGTTCTTTTTCTTTTTCTTTTTTATTTACTAACTGCGTACGGGTGGTCTGGCCAGGTAAACTCTTCTGGTTTGCACGGCCGTGCCTTGTAGACGTTTGCAAGAGCTTCGTACGCTTCTTTTGCGCCTTCTCTAGAGAAACCAAACAGTCTAACGGCGTTAATCTTTTCAAACGCAGCATAATTACTGGGACTGTCCCGACTCAACTCCCAGATCGTACTGTTCTCAGTGCTAGACGGTGTTTGTGCAGACTGAACAGGACTGTCTGTGATTAGAGCATGACTTCCGTACGGAGGGTGCGCCTTAAAGGAACTATTTGGTTTTCGGTGACCACCAGTGGACGGAGAAAAGTTTGAGTGCATCTCGTACCACAATTGTTTTGAGTACCCCCGAAACTCTCCAATGGAGGGAGAAAACAGATTCTCGCAGCGGGACGTGATAGGAATAACAAATCCAAACATATCCACGCAATTCAGCGTGTGCACCTTTGCTTGACCCCAAATAGGGAAAGGGCGACCAAATTCATTGCTCTCTGTTAACATTCGTTTTGCAGTTTCTTTTTGAGTAATTGCCCACAGGGGAGAAAATCCAACAAGAACAGAAGAGCGCGCACCCCGCCATGACGGGTAGTTTTCCGTTTGAGAAGGCACTGAATCTTCTAGATGCAACCAGTACATACTTTTCCACAGTGGAATCCACGGTTTATCCGCGATTTCCTCGGTTTGTTTGTCTTCTATCGTATCGCAGGAGAGGGCAAAAATTTCTTCCACTGCAAGCGGACAAACAGTCTTTGTACAGCACCGTAAAAGGGTGTTCCATGCAAGATTGGCAGGACTCATGATGCGCTCTGTAGAAGTATTAGACATTAGAAGTTGTAACGCTTTCTTGTGTGTGTTTTGCGGGTTGAGTGGAAATCCAATTAACAATTTCGAGAAGTTCTGGAACAGTCACGAAACCCTTTACAGTTTCGCCGTTCTTGAAGGGCAAGAATTCTCCTCTAGGATCAATAATTGCAATCTCCACAGTGGTTGCGTGCTCTTCGGAATGCAATTCAAGTTTCTCAAAACGATTACCCTTTGAATTTGTTGAGTACATACCTGTCCCGTACACAACGCTTAAAGAGTACTCATTAGGAAACCTGATCACTATCCTGTGAGCCCATCCCTTCTCTCCGACATCATCTCTATCTGTGTTTGTTTTGATCCATCCGTGTGGATGAGTGCAGAGAAGTGCAGACGATGCCTCAACCTGAGTTGAGAAATGCCCCCACCCGCGTGATCCGTATGGTGCGTCATTACGCACAGAGGTATTCTTACGCTCAAGGGGCGACAAACCACGGCGGCAAAGATTCTTTTTGTTTTGTGTTTTTTGTTTTCATTTTGCGTACAGTCTGTGTGTGTGTTGTGTTGGATTAGAAAGGAGCGCGGGTAACAGTATTACCAGAGGTTTCCGTCTCTACGGTATTTTTGTATTCTGTCTTGGCAGCAGAGTTTTGAAGCGCGTCTGCGTCCACCTTTGTGTACATCTGCATGAACGCTTCCTTTGTGGTTTCATCAAACCGTGCCACGCACCGCTCAATGCTCTTCATCTTGTCACCGAAAATAGAGAACGCCTTCACAATGTGGAGGAGTCGGCGCGTGGTAATGATTTCATTAACCACCTGTGCCTTGAAAGACTTACGAATAATGTCTCCCCAAGCAATCAGGTTGTCAAGAAACGAATCGTCATCAACTCCCACACTACTCGCGTACTTGGACAGAATCTTCTTTTCCACTGACGAGGAAGCGTAGTCCTGTTCGTAGGTGAAATCAAACCGTTCAAGGAACGCTTCGTTCATCATGTTTGTGCCGATGAAACGACCCTCGGCATCACCCTTACCCTTTGTATTGGCAGTGGCAAACACCGTGAAACCTGCGGCAGGACGCACGTACTTGCCAATCTTTGGAATGTACTTGCCCTTGCCTTCAAGCACAGACTGCAAGCACATGATGAGATGGCAACCAAGGTCAATCTCGTCAAGCAGAAGCACTGCACCCCGTTCCATTGCGACAAGAACAGGACCAGGCACAAATTTGGTTTCTCCGCTGATAAGACGGAATCCACCAATAAGTTCGTCCTCATCGGTCTGGGCAGTAAAGTTTACGCGGATACACTCCCGTTTCAATTGGGCGCAAATCTGCTCCACCATGGTGGTCTTGCCGTTACCCGACAGACCTGTAATGAACACAGGTGCGAAAATGCCCTTCTTGATAATGTCCTTGATTTCATTGTGATATCCCCACGGCACGTAGTTGGGGTCAGCAGTGGGAATAAACGAATCTGATTCGCCTTTTGTCACTGTACGCGCAAGATTCACCGTGTTCATGGTGTCCGTCTGCGAACTTGCACTACACGATTGAATGGCATTGGTAGACACCGACACGGTAGGAAATGAAGCAAGAGACTCTACGCCACGCGCAGCAACTACTGCTCTAGTGGATCGTGGTCCGTTTACGGGACCAGACTTTGCATTCACTTTTGTCGAACCAGGTTTCCGACCACGCTTCACTTCCACAATGGTGAATGCTGAATCGTTCGCAAACAGTTCGGGAATGGCGTACACTCCACGGCCGTGCTTGCGAGTACTCGTCATGCACCAAGACGGAACAGCAGAGTACCCTGCCTTACGGGCCGCTTGCAGAAGGGGCGAGAACAGTACGGACTGTCCGCTGTCGGTGGTCTTTGCGGAGACTCCGCAAGACGCGAGATGCGGACGAACAGCAACAATAAAAGAGTGCTGAGAGGAAGAAACGGTGAAAGTATTAGTAGTTGTCATGGTGTTCATAGTAGCAAAAACAGGGGAATATTTCAATGGGAGGGGGGGTGGAAGGTCCGATAATAACGGTTATAAACGCTTGTCAGAAGGCACTTTACAAATATTTGATGAATTTTGGGAAATTACGATTCACGCCTCGGCAAGGTGTTCTCCCACAAACGCTGCAACATTTCGGAGCGATCCTGTAGCAATTTGGGACTCCACAAATGCGCTAAGTATTTCACGCTTGGATCGTGCAGCATCCATACGGAGTTGAGCGTCCTTAACCACTTTGGATGTATTGGAGTCCAACTCCCCATCTGCATCACGGAGAAATCGGTCGGCGTTCACAATAACTGCGGAGTTCCATCCAAGCACGTCACCGCGCACAAACCCGTCACGCTTCCAATTGTAATTCTTTTCGGGAGTCATACGGTAGGATGAAGGAACGATGGTCTTTCCACGGGTCAGACCAATCCAATGAATTTTGCTGCCAGTACGGCGGCGCAGAATGTCAATGGAAAACTGGAGTGACCGCTGGGTTGCACTACCCTCTCTGGTACGCACGTTTCCGTACTCGTACCAAGTACCGTTTTGGGAATGGTACACCCGCTTCACATCGTAGGAAGCACCTGTCTGCGGATCAGTCATGACCACCGCAAGTTTACGGCCCATGTCTGTGTCACGAAACACTGCATCTGAATTTAAACCTTGAACGGCCGCCCACCGACTTAAAGAGAATTCAAACCCGTCAGTGGGTTCACCGTCTGTAAGCACCACCGTGTGGGTAATCTGAACACGGGTATTTGCTTGAAACTCTGCAACAGCAGAACTAACGTGGTACAGTGCACCACTGGTAGGGGTGGAATTCAAACGGAACCTACAGTCCCATTGACTCATGGAGTCCCAATTCCACAGTGCAGACTTCATGGTTTCGTATTCGTTCTTACTCATCTTTGACGAGAAAAAGTTAAACAGTGTCAATTCTGCGTCAAGGTACAGAGGAGGTTTAATCGTATTGGTACTGTTCTCTACCACTGATTCAGGACTCCACGGAACATTTGTGAATCCGTACACTTCAAACGGCACTCCCACCTTACGGCAGAAGTCTGTAAGAATAAACAGTTGACCAATGGTAGACCGCATGATGCGGCTCATTGAACCCGACCAGTCAAGCAGAATCACAATGCCGTGGTTTTTGCCGTCTGCTACGCGAGTAGTCTTGCGGAAAATGTCTTCAGACCAACGGTACTGATTCATGCGGAGAGGGTCAAGAACACCTGTTTTTGCAACTGTGGTGCGACGAAAAGCGTCTGCTGCCTGTTTGCGATTAAACGCTGTTGCCATTGTGTGTGCAGCAGAGGTGTAGTCTGCAATGTGGATTGGTTTTTCCATTACAGAGCGAAATCCTGTGGCACCCAAAACACTTATAATTTTCGAGAACGGAACCACAATCTTCTGGAGGTCTGTTGTGGGAACAGGAAAACGGATAATCTTTGAAGGCGCACTCTTGTTTGTGTCTGCAAGCGTTTTGAGTTGGTTTTCAAGACTCTTGTTGGTCACAGGATTAATGTCTGTGCTGTTGTCCTCTGCGGGTTGCGTAACTTTTTGCTTTTGTGTGCAAGTCTCAGGGTCTTTATTCTCGTCACCAGTGGTAGTGTCTGTGGACTCTGCATTTGCTTTCCGATTCTCAGAGGGTTCACCCGTCTCTCCACTAGGCACTGATTCGGTAGAGTTTTCCGAGTCGTCCGAATCAGACCCCTCATCACCCACAGAAACGTCATCGGTGGTGTTTGGGGTTATTTCGATTGACTTGTTGTTTTGAGCGCACTCTTGTGCGTACACAATCATGTCCCGTGCAAGAGCAACCACTTGCGTCCACTCTGTGATTGTTGCTCCACGATTAAGCAGTACGTTTTCCGCAGTATTGAACTGTATGCACAGACCAGTGTGAACACCGCACTTAAAGTACAGGTTGAATCGGTCGGCAAACATCATGGTCTGAACTTTTGAAAGGTCGCCAAAAAACTGCCGTTCCATAAGGGTCTTGTACGCACTCACAAAGTCTGCTTTGAGTCCACGGAACTTTTCTTGTATGAGTCGCTCAATTCGTGCGTCCTCCACAATATTTAAGTACTGCTTTGCAGTTTCAGGAGACACACCAGTGTCCGCAGAAAGGCTTTCAATTCCTGACTTCCACCCTTCCATGGGGGTAAACAGGGCGTGTGCCACTTCATGACCCACAAGCATATCGTACAGGGCACCCGTGGCACTGCTCCACAGGGGAAGGTGGAGGGATCGTGTTTTCAAATCAAAAAACGCGGTGGGAATGTTTTCGTGCTGCACTGAAATATTTTCAATGGCAAGCAGTCGAGCAAGTGTGGACTTGATAGCACTTGCCTCAGTGTTTTGAGGGATACGGGTACCGTCAGTAGCAGTAGCAGATTTGTTGGCACGAGCACGAAGCGCGCCAACGAAGCGTTCAAAGGAATTTGAATAGTGAATGCAACTAGATTTCATACTGTAAATTTACATCAAAATATGGGAAATTTCAACTGGTTCCCCCCAAAATTTCACTTTTATTTCAAATAAAATATTGGTCTATAACTCTTTGTGCCACAAGGGGTTACAGCGAACAGGGGACAGCGAGGTCCGATAACCTGCTCCAGGAGTCCATTGTTTTTGCGTACGCACAAACCAGACCTTTTACACGCGCATCTCGATCATCTCGAACACCTGTGGCTCACTCAAATTAATCCATTAAGTGTGGTGTAAAAAATAAAACCTGTGGCTCCGCCAGCGCGTCGCTGGGCACCAACTTAAGTTGGCCACCACCCCACTGGAGCAATTCTACACAGGCAAATTAATCCATTAAGTGTGGTGTAAAAATAAAACCTGGCCCAGACGCCACGCCAGGCAATATTTAAAACATATGAAATAGACTGTTTGCCCCTTGTTTGCCTTGGTATTGGTGTATACTAAACTATCTATTTACACACACTTACAGCACAGGAGCACGCCAATGGTGTACCTAAAAAATCCTAAAGTCCGCACCTTTATCCGCACAGTGCGCGCACAAGCTCGCAAGTGTAATGTGCGACTAATCCTGTCAAAGGGATACGAAGTAAACGCGTTTGACGGAGAGCGGTGTCAGGGCTACTTTTGTGAACCTGAACACGAGCTTGCACTGCCAGGCAGAATAACAGTGGCCACTGGCCGTCGGCGCACCGCAGACTGGCTCTTTACACTGGCACACGAATACGCACATTTTTTACAGTGGCGTGACGACTCTCCACTGTGGCAGGAACCAGACTACTACACTCTGGAAACCCACACAGAAAAAGAAGCTCTTAAAATATGCAGGCAGTTTAAACTGCCTATTCCCCGCCGTGTTTTGCTCTCAGAACACCGCAAGTACATGAAAAAATTGTCCCGCGTTAAACTCTCAGAGCTTTCAGAGTAGACCTACATACAGGCAGGAGACTGTACACCATGCCTACCTATTCGTATCACTGCTCCCACTGCCTGGCCCACTGGGACGACCTGCTCTCTATTTCAGAACGGGACTCCCCCACACGTAAACCGTGTCCAGGCTGTGGGCAGCGAACGGTACTCCGTGCGGTTACTGCGCCGATTACTGGTGCAGACGCAACTGTGGGGCCTGGCAGTGACTTTAAAGAATTGGCACGCAAAATGAGTCGAGGATTGCCTCGCAGTGCTGCACAAAACATGGAACGCGCCGCGTCACTTCGCGGTCGGCGTTACGGTCCGCAGTAAACACGCACACACACGCAACCATATTTTTTTCTATATTCTGAAAGGTGGGGTACAGTGGAGCAGAGTGGGGCAACATTTTCAAATATTACCACTACTCCCTGTTCTGGTGCAACCAGTGGGGGTTTTGGTCTGGGTGACGCAATATCAGCGGTTACCCACGCACTACGCATTCCTGAGTGTGCAGCCTGCGGCAAACGCCGGGCACTCTTTAACAGACTACTCCGCATCTCCTCCACAGCAGACCCTGTGGAAGCATACATAATTTCAAAAACTCCTCTTTCACCCACCTCTCCACCCTCCCATGACACCCCCCTTCCGTAAAGACTCCTACCCTGATCTCACCGCAGCCATTCGTGGCGTGATCAGTGACTCCCACACCCCCAATAAAGCCAATTCTGTACACGAGGCACGCGGAACACATTACGCACTGTTAGGCAAACAAGCAGTGTCGTATGACGCTGCAAAACAGTACGCACTGTGGGGCACTAAAAAAGGCGAAACCGACCCTTTCCACGCACAGGTACTGCTTACAGGGCCCGTCACTAGCAGAACTCCCGCAGACACGGAAAAAGCAAAAAAAGAGGCTGCTCGTACGGGGTGGCACGACTTTCGGGTACAGTACTTTACACCAGGCGTGGGCGCAGGAGCTCGTGACAGCACACAGGCGTTTACTCAGGGGGTACAGGCACAGGGGGGATGGGAAAGGGCGGAGGCCGCCGCTGCTGCTAGACTGCGCGGCCGCAACAAACGGAAACGCAAATGAACAGTTTTAAATCGTATTTGTATGAAGCAGCAAACTCACAAAAAATACACGATCAAATCCCTGTACAGTCGTTTGCAGACCTGAACAAGTTGGCTACCGCTGCAAGCAAGAAACACCGGGACAAGTACATTCTGGCGTACGTTGATTTTGGTTTTGCCACAGTGTTTGCAAAGGACAAGTTGCCTACCAGTGCCTACGCCTCGGACGACTGGCGACTAGGGTACTGGAGAAACGGAAAGCACTTGGAGTGGAGCGAGGCCAGAAAGAGACAAACGCGAATGGCAATAGACAGACTTTCAGGACTGCAATAGGGGGCAATGAATCGTGTACGAGTACAGAATCGTTGGCACACCAAAGGTCATAGACGGCGACACACTGGATGTTGTGTTAGACTTAGGGTTCAAAATTCAGACATGGGAGCGGTGCAGACTTGCAGGCATTGATGCTCCCGAAAGTAGAACCACCAATCTGAAAGAGAAGCAGTACGGTATTGCTGCCAAACAGTTTGTAGAAGACTGGTTAAAGTGTCAACCAAAACTGTGGGCCCGCACTACCAAAGACGACAAGTACGGTCGAATGCTTGTAGAGATATACTCAGACTCGTCTAGTGTGTCTTTGAATTCTTTAATGATAAATGAAGGCTACGCTTGGGGATACGCGGGAGAAACCAAAGTAAAAGACTTTACCCTGTTGGATCGTGTGCGTACAGAATCGTTGGCACACCAAAACCAACAGGGTAAAGGCAAAGCCTCCACCCACACACAGCAGTCGTAATTACTACATACTCATGTTAATCTTTACTCTCAATACCACAAGGAACCCCAAATCATGTCACGATTAAACACCGAAAAGTACTCTTCGCTTAACGAAAGCATTGCCAGTGTTCAGAACCCAGAAGCTGCTCTACAGGAAGCACTAGAGTACACTGCTGCACTGGAAACAGTTATTCTGTCCCTGTGCGAGGAGTTAAACCTTGATCCACAGGAACTGGTGGAAGACGTAATGACCCAAGAGCGTGAACGGGAGCTGTCAAAAAAAATGAAGGAAGCAAACAAAAAGACAGACGCAAAGCGAAAGCAAAACAGCGCAGGGTTTAACAAAGCGTACAAACGGTCACAGGCTCTTGGCAAGCGTTACGAAAAAGAAGGCAGCAGCCACAAGGTGTTTGGCAAGGGCGGCAAAGTAATAAAGGGAATAAAAACATCACCCCGCAAAGACTCACGAGATATTACTGGCAGCCGTTACGGTGGGTGGTCTGATCAGAGGTAATCCTGCCGCAGGAAAAGGACGGGATTGGGCCAAAAGTAATTTACTGATGGGGCTGGGTGGTTTTACTGCTGCCTGCTGCCCCGCAGTAAACACACCAAACACATGAACAGTTTCGTATCCTATCTCACCGAACTGTTTGAGCAGCCTTTACCTGTGCGTGAATTAAAGCGTATTGGTTACGGGCCCACTACCATTGAAGTTACCTATCAGGCACAGACCCGAAGCGGACAGTACCTGAACATTGATATTACCAAAGTTAAAATTAGTGGATGGGAAATAAACTTTACGCTTGACGGTTCGCACAATCTTACCAATCACGGCAAACCCCACCGCATACTTGCCACGGTTGGGCAAGCGGTTCGTTTGTTTCTGAAAGACCACATGGACTGGTGGGACGAACTGCCAAAAGAACTGATCATGGTGTCTAAAAGCAGTGAAAGCAAGCGCGATGCGGTGTACTCGGCAATGATGCGGAGACTGGGCAAAGAGTTTGGTTACACCATTACCGACCGCTACACCACGGGTACGCCTGAAAACAGGCGCACGGTGACTACTGCAAAATTAACCGTGCTGCCGTTGGAAAAAGTGGAAGCCTCTGCAAAACCACCAGCAGGCATGAAGTGGAAAAATACAGACAATTCCCTGCGCGGCACTGTTCCTGAATCGTATAACCACAAAACAAAACCCACAGTGGGTGGAAGGAATACGGGTTCCCAATCCACAGGCGCACGTGAACCACAAAAGTTTCTGCGTGTATTTGATTTTGATGACACCCTTGCACACACAAAAGCGTATGTGGGAGTTCTGAGTAACGGCAAAACTCTGCACAGGCTGTCCTCTTTGCGGTTTAAAGAGTACTTGCTTAAACCTGGTGAAACATACGATTTTAGTGGTGCAAACAAAGTAATTGATCCCCGTCCAATTGGTGCGGTTCTGAAAGTAATGCGTGAAGTGCTTGCACAAGGCAAAAAAACTGTGATTCTTACAGGCAGAACGGACGGCAACTCTGTACGCAAGTGGTTGCAAAGCATTGGCATTGACGTTCCTGTTTTCACCGTGGGCCACACGGGCGCAACCCACACCACTATTGCACAGCGCAAGCGTGACTGGTTGGAAACCGCAATTCAGCAAGGGTACACCGATATTGAGTTCTGGGACGACAACGCAAAAAACATACAGTTTGCAAAAACACTAAAGTCTCAGTTTCCCCATGTTCGACTCCGCACCCGTCTTGTAAAATATAAGTCAAAACAGGGAGTACACGAAGAGCGCGACTACAAGGCAGAGTACACCAAAATGTACGGTGGCGACAACCCTACACCCAAACAGCGCGTGGCAATGAAAAAGAAAACTGCACGAAAGCGGGTACTGAGGCGTATGGGCCGTGAAGGCCGCTCCAATGACGGAAAAGAAATTGACCACAAAAACGGCAACGCACTAGACTCACGGCCCTCCAATCTTCGTTTGGTGTCTAGACACACGAACAGGTCTAAAGACAACAACAAGTGGCGAAAGTGATATTTAAATGTGTAAGCAGTCGGGGCGACCTGCTGTAAATACTAAATATAGACGAAAACTTAAAATCACCCAACAGGAGAACTATTATGGCATTCACAGCAGGATCAGTCGAACTCGCAAAAGCAGAAAAATTAGCTAGTCAGTTGTCTGCCCACTTCCAAACGGTGGGTGAAGACAAGGGGTCAGGATTCACTGCTGCCGTATTCATTGAAAACGCAGCACGGGAACTGGGATTCGGTATTACTGGCCTGACCACGGGATCAGGATTCCCGCCGTTTGGTTCTGCTGGTGCTACCCTGAACAAGGATTTCACTGTTGGCGCACTCACCGCAGTGCTACAGAATCCTGCCGGTCTTACCCGTCCAAACGGAATCACTGTTGGATCTTTTTCTAACGGTGCAACTGTTGGCATCTACATGAAGGGGTTTGTGCGTGACGGCAGCGACACCACGGTTACTAATTCGTCCTCTGGTGCGGTTGCAGGCACTACTTTTGAGTCTTTCAGTGGCGGAACCGTGGTAAACGGCGGTTTCACTGCCTGTGTGTTCTTTGGTGGCGCAGCAGGAAGCACAGGAACGGTTTCTTGAGCAGGTAAAAATGGCTGAAGAATTTGATTTTGGTTTTACGGCAGTAGACGAAAGTGAGTTGGGAGCCACCCACTCGCCGCCTCCACCTCCACCTCCACCGCCGTCTGTGTCTCCAGATGCTATTGCTGCCATAACAGTACAAATTGGTGAACTGCGAACAGCAATTGCAGCAATAAAACCTGTGTCCACTGTGCAGTTAACGCGAGTGGAAGACAAGATTGATCGTGTGCTAAACATGGAACTACACGAGATGAACGCAGCACTGCAAAGTCAAGGACAAAGCATTTCATCAGTGCTTGACGAAGTAGAAGAACGCTCTAATTCCACACGGGAAGAGTGTAAAGAAAAACTGCAATCAGTAGAGCGATTAATTTTGCCTCTTCTTACAAACCTTATGAAAAACCCCGAAAAAATTTACATTAAGTGGGAGAACCGTGCAGAGCGACTTGCATCACAAATAGATAAAATAACAGCAATAACACGCTCTTTCGGAGTTTAAAATGGAAAATCTTGAACCGTACAAGAGTTTACGTACTGTGATATACGAGGTACAAACTGCCAGTAAACCTGCCACACAACCCCCGTCTGCTCCCAAAGAAAAAAAAATTAATCAAACTTGGAAAACTGCCGGTGGAAAATGGGGAGCAAAAAACAAAGACGGTGCGATTGATTACTTTGAAGACGAAGACAGTGCAAAAGCGTGGATTTCTGGAAATTTTAAACCTGCTGGTCGTGTAGACAAACCTGGCGACACATCAGTTCCTGTTGAATTGGATCGTGACGGTTACGAGGCACAAAAAAGTGCAGAAGAAACTCCTGTAAAAGCAAAACCCAAGGGAACCACAGAACCCATACCTGTTTCTAAGCTCGTAGCACCTCCTCCCAAAGCAAAAGCGCAAACAGCAGCAGACAATACTCAGAGTGCAACACAACCGCAAAACAGTGAAACAAGTACGGCGCAATCCGACACTGAAGAACACCCTGATATAGGTGCAAATAATCCTGAAACAGAATTTGACTCGCATATTAAACCTGATCCAAAGGCTACAGAGAAAGCAAAAGCCAAACCTGATATCCGTAAAGCAAATGTGGTGGCAAAGGCTATAAAGTCTGGTGACTTGGACGGACCGCAGAGTGACGCAGAGTCTGTGTTTGGTGACGCTGCTGCGGAGCAACGGTTTATAGAAGAAATGAATCACGCTGCACTGTCTGCCATGCGCGGACAGCAAGCGTATGATTTTGAATTGTGTTCGGAAGTGTTTGCCCACTTGGGGTTATGCTTTGAACCAAAAACCAAGCAAAAAGTCAGCAAGGGGATTCCCCGTGATCAGATGCCCCAGTTCTCGTCACAGGTTGATCCCAACCGCACAGATACCCCTGCATTCCAAGCTCTTATGCGCGGCAAGAGTTACACTTCACCTGATCAAGTCACTCCTGAAGACCTGAAGAGTGAAGTAAACATGGAGCGCGAGTACCGCAAAGCTCTTGAAGACTCTGGTTACGATGTGGTGGAAGAAGACGTAAGCGTGACAACTTTAAAACCTATTCAAGGACAACTAAAGGGCGAGAAGATTGCGGGAATGTACGGTACACTTGCTGCTGCACAAGCAGACCCGCAGAACTACGGCAAGTTTGCTGCTCGTCTTCTTGAACCCATCTACGTGAGTGACGGTTACGTTATTGACGGTCACCACCGTTGGGCAGCACAGGTGGCAATAGATATAGCAAACGGTGCAGGCGCAAACGCTACCATGAAGACCCGTACAATTAGCAAGGGCGGTAAACCTGTGCCAGTGGAAGAAATTATTAAGTTCTCCAATAAATTTCAGAAAGATATAGGACTACTGAGTCAGACTCGCGGTGGAGAAACTGTTCAAGAAAAAAAACCAACAAAAGAAGAGTACCTTATGAACAAATTTAAAACAAATCGTTTGAATCGTGTTGTGCTTAACCTGCACGAATCTAACAGTAAATCTAAGAGTGCCGAGGCAGAAAACAAAATTTATCTAATGAAGACCATGAAGATCTCAACCACACCAGGCGAAAGCGCATTTCAAACCTTGTACCGTCACGGATTTAATCACTACATTGTGTCGTACTCCACAATTGCAGGTGAAACCATGATTTTCAAAGCAGACAAAACTGGCAAGGTTACAAACTGGTTAGATTTGTGGGTAGAGCGTAAGAAAACAGATCACAACAAAGCAATCAAGGACTACCTTGGCAGCGTGAAGAGCAACTCAGGCAAGTCATTTAAGATTATTAAGGAGTCTGTCTGTGCTGAAGACTCTGTGTGTGTACACGAAAAAAATGAACCAAGCGATTCTGTTCGTTTCTCTAGAGCAATGCAGCCATTAAAAAACCGTAAAACTGACAGGTACGGTAATATTATTAAGTCTGCTTCTGTTCGTTCTGCCACAAGAAAATCAACAGACGATTCTATTGCTCAAAACCAAACCACTGCCCAAGACCTTATTACCACTATTGAGATGAAACCTGTGGGTACAACATTCGAAATCTACGGTAAAAAGGGCGGCAAAGAAACCAAAGTAAAAGTAAAGAAAATAATGAAAACAGGTGAAAAGATTCTAGTGGTTGGAAACACTGAAGTAGACTTGCACGCTTCAGGTAATGGTTTACAAGTACTAAACAAAAGCACCCGTAGAGCACTGCTTGACGGTGGAAACGATATGATTTGGGAGAGTGAAGACTTTATAGATGTGGGCAGACTGTACATCAGTGAAATGCGAAAACTTTTACCTTGGAGTAAGCGGCCGCCAAGACTTTCTGATACTGAACTTGAAACCATTTCGATAAAACGCAGAAAAAGATTTTTAGCTGCGAAAAATGCAGCAGCTAATAAACGTGTTGCCCAAGGAAGAGCGGCATGGAAAAAAATAAAGACACCATGAAACAGTTTAAGGAGTTACGTGATCTTGCGTTTGAGTCTCTGCAACGCATACTGTTTGATGAATTTGATGCAGAACTCACTGAACATAAAATTGTGCTTGATATGCCCAATTTTTCACGGGAAGACGTGGTGGACTATTTGGATGAAGAAGGTATAGAGTGGGAAGAAAAAGACGATATAATTCACATTATTGATCCTGTGGAAGAAGCAGATATTACTATTGACACGGAAGAAGAGGACGAGATAGACGAAGAGTTTATTGTGGAAAGTGAAATGCTGAATGAAATTGCCGCAAAACGTAAAATTGTGGTGCGAAAAGGCAAAAAGAGAATTATTTTCAAGTGCGCTCCCGGCTTTAAAAAGAAAACTCCTAGAACTTGTATGAAGCAGCCTGCTTCACAACTCAGAAAACTGAAACTTAGTGCAAGGAAAACTGCCCGTAAAAGTCGTGGCAAACGGGCACAGGCAAGGCGTAAGCGCAGAATATCTTTACGAAAACGACTCACGTTCGGAATACGAACAAGAAAACGAAAGTAAGTAGATAATGATAAATTATGAGCAAACTGATAACGGTGGATCGGTTTGTGTGGCACAAGACACAAATTTTTGTACTCTTACATATCAGTTATCAAATAAAACAAGTCCTTTGTCTATACGGTGCAGTGTAGACAAAAACTCTGCACCAAAAACTGTTGGTTTTGTTGTGTGTTCTTTACTCGAAAAGTACTCACCAAAAGTTTTACTGATTTCATCCAAAGACATTGCTGTTCGTTTTATTCCTAAATTTGGTAATATGTTTCGCTGTTGGACACAGGGTGATCAAACAGTGTACGCAGAGTCTTTTTCTTCACGAAATATTTTTGAACGAGTCTGTAGCATTTCGTATGCCATGCAGAACTCCAATTTTGTGCGTGTAGAAAACAACGAAATCAAACTGTTTGGTTACTGTGATGTTCTGAAACGGTTACGAAAAAACACTACTTCTCTTGAATTCCTGACATTAAAAGAAGAGTGCGATTACTATATGAAAACCGTTGCGGTAAAAGGTGTTTGTGATTTAATAGAAACAGCAGAAAAAAATCTGTACACTATTCCACAAAAAGACCGACTAGCATTTCAAGAAGTCAGCAAACAACTGCTGCGTGAACAAGGGCAAGAGTCCTTTAATTTTGACACCAAGTACTCGTACATTCAAGAAGCAGTAGTGGGTATTGTGCTGCCTGCAATTGTAAAATACGGACTGGCCCACCCGTTTACCGAGGCGGTTTTAAGCGAATTTTCAAAACAAGCGTCTGTATACACCCGTTCATCAGAGGAGTTAATAAGCAGTTACTCTAAAATAATTGACTAGGATACAGAAAAATTTAACACAACAACTACATACTAAAGGAGAATATCATGACAAACATGAAAAATTATCTTGCTTGGATACAGCAAAATCAAAAAAATAATCCTGAGTGGCAAGCTGCGAATAAGTGGCAAAATCGTAATCAAACACCTGTGCAAAAAACACCAAGTTCTGAAAACACGCTGCCTGAAGAGCCAGACACCGAAATAGTGGACGAACACCCCGAAGAATAAAAAATGAAAACTTTTTGTCATGAGTTTGTGGTTTTAAATGAAACCATTCAAAACATTGAGAGTGGTGGCAGTAGAAAGTACTTGACTCCTGACGGAGTTTTTCCGTCCGTAACCACTGTTACAGGGTGGAAAAAGCGTGATTTTTTTGCAAAGTGGAGACGCGACAACCCTGAAGAGTCTGCGCGAGTGCTGTCTCGTGGCACAAAACTCCACTCACTTATTGAAACGTATCTCCGCAATACTCTTACGCCTGCTGCCATTAAACAAACAGCAGGAACAGCAGAGGGAGATCTTTTTGTATCAATGCAAAAAGATATTGATCGTATTAACAAAGTGTTTGCCATTGAAGTTCCGTTGTGGTCAGCAAAGGTTGGTCTTGCAGGCAGAGCGGATTGCATTGGGGAATACGATGGTGTTCCTTCTGTTATTGACTTTAAGTCATCAAATTACTCAAAGTCAGAAGACTCTATTTTCGACTACTTTATGCAAGCAACTGCGTACTCGCTCATGTGGCAAGACCGAACAGGTCAGCAACTTAAAAATATTGCTATTGTGATTGGTGTGGAAGAAGGCGGGTGTCAGGTGTTTACCGCTGATCCTCGTGAGTACATTGAAGATTTGGTGGAAGCAATTAGAATGTATAAATACCAGCAGCCAATAGTTTCTAATTAATAAAAAACAGAGGATATTCTATTCATGTCAAGATTTAATAATAATACCCACTGTTCTGTCAATAAGAGCATTGATAGAGTACAAAACTCACAGAGGACTTACGTTTCTGTTTTGGAAGAAATCGTCCTGCATCTCTGTGAAAAACTGAATCTGAATCCTGATAAACTAATAGAATCAGCGATAGAGGGTAAAAAGTTTAAAACCACGGTGAGCGAAGAATCAGAGAAGATTGATGAAGCAGGGTTAATGAAATTAACCCGTCTTGGTAAAGCATACGACAGGGCACGAATAGGTTCCCGTGGGCTTTCGAATCCTGAAAACAAGAAGCGTCTTGGTGACGCGTACTTCAGTATGCGTGACAAATGGCTTAAAAAGCGTGAAGACCGTATCAAATCAGGAAATTACTCAAGTCTTGGTAAGCACACTAGTGTGTTAGCAGCAGCGGCTCGTGCAAGAAGGGAACGCAAGAAATTGAATCCCTGAAATAAAGTGGTATGTTACCCGTAAACTCTAAAACGGCAGGTTTTCCTGCCGTTTTTCTTTAGTATAAATAATGGAAACGGAGGACTGGTTTGATTGGATTCACTGAACATCTTACAGAGGCGTTAAAGGCAACGGGTGGAAAAAATGTCCACTTGGAACACCTTGAAGACGAAATTCTAAACAGTGGATACAGTGGGTTTAAGAGGTCTATACAGTCTATTCGTGGAGTGATTCAAGCGTTTAGTGCAAACAATCCAAGTGCATACGATGTTACTGTAAAGTGGGATGGCGCACCTGCAATTGTGTGTGGAATCGACCCGTCAAGCGGTCGGTTTTTTGTGGGCACAAAAAGTGTGTTTAATGTTACACCCAAACTAAACTTTACACCTGATGACATTGACACAAACCATCCTAATGACGGATTGAACGCTAAACTTAAACTTGCACTTAAATATTTTTCTAAATTAGGAATTAGTGGAGTGCTGCAAGGCGATCTCCTGTTTGATCAGGACACACTTGTGCGGGAAAAGATTGACGGCAATACCTATCTTACATTTCGTGCAAACACCATTACCTACGCTGTGGATCCTAAAAGTCAATTAGGTAAACGAATTGCTGCTGCAAAGGTGGGTATTGTGTTTCACACAGCGTATGAAGGCAACTCTATTTCTACCATGGTTGCGCGGTTTAATCCCGACATATCGTATTTAAAAAAATCACGCAATGTGTGGTTTGATAATGCCACCCTTCGTGTTGCAAACGGTACCGCTCTGTTTTCTCATGTTGAACGCGAAAACATTGAGCGTTCAATCTCTACACTTACACAAAAAGCAGCATCACTTAAAACCGTAATGAACGCACTGTCCCGTAATGAGGGGGTAAAAACCTCTATCAAAACTTATATTAATGGGTTGGTGCGTTCCAACAAGGGCAGCGGTCACGCTGATGTCAACCAATTGCTTGCTCTAATGGCACAAAAAACAAAAATAATCAGAAAAAAACCAAGCACAAAAACTACACCGTCCATGGATTGGATCAAGGCAAATCGCAACCAGATTAATCAGATTTTTTCACTACATAATGGGTTGTCTACTCTTAAATTAAGTGTTGTCAACAAACTGTCGTTACTAAAAGGCGAAGTAGGAACATTCATAAAAGACAGCAAGGGATACCGTGTTACTACTCCTGAAGGCTATGTGGCAATTGATCGCATGAGTAATCAGGCATTAAAATTAGTAGATCGTCTCGACTTTTCGCGTAGCAATTTTAATATTGGTAGTATTTGGAATAAAAAATAACTAGTATTAGAGGTGATCCGTAGTGGCAAAACAGTTTAGAGATAAAACTCGGTCTGCGCGTTCAGAAAAAACCGTTGTGGTTGGGTTTGGACGATTTCAACCACCAACTTCTGGTCACCAACTGCTTGTTGATAAAGTAATTCAGGTTGCGCGTAACATGGGTGCTGATCACGCCATGTTTAGTAGTCGTACAAGCGATCCCTATAAAAATCCCTTGTCTCCTCGTAAAAAGTTTCATTATTTAAAGACTTTTTTTCCTGAAGGTAACTTTGTGAACAATCAAAAGATTCGTAATCCTGTGGATATGTTGTACTGGCTTGCAGACAAGGGTTACGATCATGTGGTGTTAGTGAGTGGTGAAGACCGCCAAGGCAACTACGAAATGTTCAAAGACTTTATGAAACCAGGCAAGGGCAGCACCCGATTAAAATTAAAAAGTTTTCGAACTGTTGAAGCAGGAAAACGAGACTCTATTGCAGGTGGAGTACAGGGCATGAGTGCGTCTAAACTGCGTGCTGCTGTTGCGGCAAACGACACTGCTACTTTTATCAGCGGTATGCCTCGTCGTGCAAACAAAAAAGATATTAAAGCACTGTTTGGTGATCTAAAAATTGGTATGGCAACATCAAAACCTAAACGGGTAAGGGGGAGGTCATCATTGAAAGAAGGCATTAATTACATTGAAATATACTCTGCTGCTGCTACACGACTGCTAGAGAGCGACAAGAGTAAACGAAGAGCCACCACGCCAGGTCAAACTGGCGGTTTTTCCAAGCACAACACCCAATTCAAAACTCCCCCGTGCGCGATTGACGAAGACCTTTCAGACTGGTTCAAGGAAAAGTGGGTAAATATTGGGGGCAAGAAAGACCCCAAGACGGGACAGTATCCTCCGTGTGGTCGTTCAGACACCTCCAAGGGCAAGTATCCAAAATGCCGCCCAAGCACACGAGTAAACAGTAATACCCCTGAAACCGCCAGTGAGATGAGTGACAAAGAGAAAAAGCGGGCTGTAATTCAAAAAAGAAGGGTTGAACCCGAGACTCAACGGAGTGGAAAAGGCAACTCTCCCCGCATGACCAGCCACTTAAAGAAATCTAAATAAAGAAACAACAGGAGACATATATGCAACTATCGGGAAAATCCCCAGCCATAACATCTAAATTAAATACTTTGCTCCGTATGGGACTGGTGTCAAAAAACAATGTTCGCCGTGCTGTTAACCTGTTTTCAGACCCTGAAAAGGCAATGAAGAACCCTGCGTATCGAATGCTTATGCAGGAAATTTTGGTGGATGTGGTTGACCGTGTACTAAACAATAAAACACTGTACACTGCTCTCCGTTCGTCACTCGCAAAAGAATCCACCACGGTAACTGAAAGTATTCAATCCGAACGTCAAAAAACTCTGCTCCGTAGTGGGTTGGTAAAGAAAAAAGATGTGCTGGCAGCACGCCGTGCTCTTGAGTCACCAGCAAAAGCAAAAACCATGGCAATGTCCAAAGTGTACCGAGACATGATGATTACCATGTTGGACTCAATGGTGTCAAAGATTACTGGCTCGCCTGTGCTGTTTAATGCGTTCAAGAATACGCTTGGCAAGGAAACTTTTGAAGAGTCGTTCGAGGTTCCCACGCAAGAAGGAATGGATATGCTGTGGTTGTGTGAAGACGCGCAAGCCCTTATGGAGAAGAACAAACCCACGAAACCTGAACTGTGGTCACGCGCAAAAGCAAAGGCTCGTTCTAAATTTGATGTGTACCCTTCAGCTTACGCTAATGGGTGGGCTGTAAAGTGGTACAACGAACACGGTGGTGGATGGAAAAGCGTAAGCGAAGGAAAAACATTTTTTAGTCTTCGAGCTGAACTTGATGAAACAAAGTGGGAAGGCTCTGATGCCCAATCCATACTAAATAAAGCAAAAGAAGATTACAAAAAACACTCTGTAAAGATGAATAAATCTGTTCCCCCTACACTTGGTTCAACTCACCCGTTGGCTCGGCAGGACATCAAGAGTGGCAAGATGTACTGGGCAAAAGATCGTAGAAAAAAAGCAGGTAGTGGGAACAGGCGTGGTTCTGATGCTGATTACCGTTCAGATACCACATCGGAATAATTTATGATATCTTTCACAAAAAACAAGAAAAAAATGGGCGAGTTTGTCTACTAATTAAACAAAAAGGGGTATCGACACATGAACGAGAACACCAAACAATTCAAGGATTTTCGCAACACACTACACGAAAGCGAGTACAAGGAAACCCTTACAGGTTACCCTAATCGTGGCATTGACAACGATGTTGGCCCTACGAATGCAAACCTCCTGATGAAGGTGAACGCGGTTCTTAATTCACTCAACAGTTTTACCCATCAGCATATTAATGACGCAATGGTTAAAATCCGCACGCGCCTGAACCTGTTCATGCTTGACTTTCCGTGGACTCCGTGGATGTGGCAGGGAAGCACAATCGGTACATTTGTTGTGCCAGTTACCTTGTTTGGTCGTGTAGACGGATATAGTGGTGTGTCTGGTGCAGGCGGTATTCGTTTTGACGGTAAGGCTACTCCTGACGCTGGATTACAGGAGTTTACTCTGTTGGTGAGTATTTCTGATGAAGACGGATTGTATCGTGTAACCGCTAAATTAGAGCCTTCGCAGTTTGTGCCAGAGATATCAGAAGACAAAAACACCGTAAAAGAAGAATTAGTCGGCGGTCAGAAGCGACTTGATGTAAACAAGAACAAGCGACTAGACGCGCAGGACTTTAAACTGCTTCGCGCCAAAAAGAAGAAGCCCATGCAGGAAGAGACTGTGGAGGAAGCGAAGACGAAGGTAAAGAAAGCGGCACGAGGATCAGTGAAAGAGGGAGTGTTAACAAAATCTCTGCATAGTTTAGGAAAACGATTGCGTGGATCAACTAAACCGTCTTCTGTAAATTCATCAAATAAAAAACTTCGTCCTTTGGAAACCCCTTCTTACGGTGAATGGGATTCACAAACACGCTCACGGATGGTGAAAGAAGGCAGTGCACCCATTAGTCCACGAGAAGCAGTTCGGGGACAGCGGTGGGCTCGCCGTCAACTACGCCAATCAGAAAACTCACGATCAAGCGGAATGAGTAATGCAGAACTACACTCTCAACTGGCAATTACTGGTGAAGTTATTGGTGGTTCACGAATCAAAAACAAGAATCGTCTGGAAAGAAAAAAAATGTAGCAAACACAGGTGGTTGTAACTAGTTTATCATGGAATTTAAAACACTCAACCGCGACAACTTCATGCTGTACTGTATTGGAAACTACACCAATTCAGACTGTATGGGCATGGCAGAGTTTACTGAAGATCTTGCCAGAATTAAATATATTAAGCGTTTGCTGAAACGGTACAAACGCACAGGAAACGTACGAATAATTCTGCTGCTTAATCACCTCGTGGTGCTTGGTAACGTTTTTGGACGCACTCCTGCGTCCCGTATGTTGTTTTACAAGTTAGAAAGCAGTATACACCCACTACTGAAAACAGTCTTGCTGTATTTGGACTACATAGATGAGCAGACTGTTTTTGACGGTTTAATCACAGCGGACGTACCCATAGACAATAAACTTGCAGCAGTACTTAAAGAACTAACATGAGCCTTTCGTCAGTACACACAATTTCTGTGTTGGCACACACCCCTGTGCCTATAAATTCAAGGACACTGTAATGCCCAACAGTGCAAGTACAGCAATGTTTGGTGGGGGTCAGTCTGTTTTGGGGTGGTGTCTGACTGGATTTAATTCAGGACTTACAGGCCCATCAGTTAGTAATTTTATAAACGGATACAACCTGACTTTTGATGACGCTGCTTACAAGGCACAGAGACAAAGCACAACCACTTCACAACAGGGAAAATGCACAGGAGCCATTCCCTTTAAATTTGTTACCCCTGTGTCCCACAACAAGTATAAAATATTTGTGCAACCACGAACTGTTGGAGAAAACTACTCTGATGAAGGCAGAGCATTTTTTGCCCACGCCTTAAACACAAGCCAGTACCCTAAAACCGTGAACGGCTTTTGGGTTAGATTTGGAATGCTGTTAAGAACAGGCGATACCTTCTTAAATAGTGTAGTGTACAGACCAGATTACGGTGAGATACTAAATCGCACCAATGCTTCTGCCAACTATCAACTACAGGTGGTGGTGCTATGACAAGTGTTCGTGGGTTTTTTGGAAACGCTGCTTCGTCTAGACCTGCTGCTGATGCGTGGTGTGTGTTTGAACTAGACAGCGGCAACGCTCCAATTCTTTTAGACTCTTACGGCATTAGTTCTGTTTCCCGAGTTCAGCCAGGTGTGAGTCGCGTTGTGTTTACAAACCCTGAAAAATTTGCTAGTGGTGCGTATGTTGGACTGGTGCAGAGTGAATTAGGCCTTGCATCATCGGGTTACGGTATAGGAATAGTTCACGGCACAACATTAGGCTCAGGTGTAACTGCTAGTGGTGCTAGTGCGTTTTGTGATATTGCGGGTATTAGTTTTAATGCAGGGAACATAGGTACTCCATCGGTTCTAGGTGACTCACCCAACTCGGTTAAAGCAAGAATACACGCTGCGTTTTTCTGCTTACGTAGTGATAGTAATAAGCATAAAATGAGAGTGGCTAATTACTGTGTTAACACTCAAAATATGAGCGTCCAAGGGCCCTCCGGTGCCTCTGGTGGAACAGTGTTGGTTCAAAATGCAGGGATTGCTCCAGACGGAACAAACACTGCTGTTGGTGTTCTGCTACAACAAAACGGTTTGGGTTTGCGTAAATACATACAAGCAGAGGTAGGTGGAATTATATCAGGAAATGTGAATGGAAAGGTGTGGAACGGCAGCATTTACGTGAAATCTGGAAACAATCCGTCCAGAGTTCTTAAAGGTGCTTCGGCAAATGTGGCTTTGTATGACAACTCAATTAGTGGCGGCGGACACGTAATACTAAACACAGACACAGGAGCTACTACTGGATCATCACCACCTGTATTAGGATCTAAAGTAGAAAATGCGGGAAACGGGTGGTGGAGAGTATCTTCATCAATTGGTGCTTCCACAGCTGCCGCAGGAACCCGAAACCTGTATTTTGGTTTGTATTCAAACCCTTCTATCGGCAGTCAAAACGAGATAAATTGGAGTGGAAACGGCAGTATAGAGTTTTACGTTTGGGGGGCACAAATACAAGAAGGAACTGTTGCCACTCCGTACATAAGAACACCCTTTACTTCTATAACAAACAATACTCCAACCAATTTTGTTTTAGGCAATCAAGACCTGCTTATAACCCCGTATCCAGGAACCAAAGGACTAGGTGTTGGTAGTCGCCAAAATCTTTTC